GTTGAACAAATAGACCCTCCACCAATGCCAACACGGATGGAATCCGCGCCCCACGAAGCCAATGCGTCAAAGCCTTTAAGGGTCGCGACGTTCCCTGCCATAATGTGTATAATGTCACCAAAATGTTCTTTTAATGATGTAAGACATTTCTTCATCATAGCGTGATGGCCGTGTGCTACATCAATACATAAGACCTCAACACCAGCATCGCACAATTCCTGTGCTCGCTCCATATAATCGCCAGTCATTCCAATCGCAGCACCGACAGTTGCGTCAAGGTTATACATAAATACCCTCTCCGCAATCTTAACCTGCTCTTCTATTGTATTATAGCGATGTATAATCCCCATTCCACCGGCCTGTGCCATAGTGAGGCACATATGTTCCTCGGTCACAGTGTCCATTGGACTGGATATGACTGGCAGGCTAAGATGTATATGATCATCAAGGTTATTCCCAATGTTAATTTGGGAACGGCTTTCAATATCACTATAGCCTGGCACTAACAATACATCGTCAAAAGATAAAGTTTCCTTAATCATTTTCCCTCATATTCTTTTGGTGGTCTAAAAGTTTCTTAAGAGTTCGGCGCTCTTTCTTCGCATCAATTCGCCTCAATTGATCATGGCGATATTCGTGAATAGTTAAATCCTCATCTCGCATTGCTTCAATATAAGACATCGCATAGCCATACTTCTCATCGTCAAACCACTTGACAGTGGCATATTTCCAATTGTCTTTCTGAAATGTTCTCTCTACAATTCCGTATCTTCGTATCCCTTGGTAATCTTGGAATACTGCTTGTCCAATTTTCATTCGTCCTCCACTTTTGTGACTTCAATGGGCTCAAATAATACTACCACATTCATATTCCCAATAGTATAATAAGCCCCGATATAACCATTTGTAACAATATTCTGAAATAATTTATCATAACTCAATCCAATTCCGTATGGGCCTGCTGAAAGTTTCTTTAACTCGTCGGGGTCCGACATCATATCATAGATTTTGTCTGCCGGAACATCAACATAATATAACTTCTTGCTTGAAGTTACTATATCCTCTGCGTCATTTAAATCAACATAGAAGAAAGTTCTCGGGAAAGAAGACATTTGATAGTCTTTGCGAGAATAACTCTGGCGATGAGTTAGAAAATATGCCGGGTCAAGTGTTAACTTAGGCCCATCTACTTTAGAAAAGTGATATAGTCTAAACTCATCTGTTGTAAATGCTCTCCAGTTTTCAATTAAGTTCTTCATTTTATTAGTCCTCCAGGGTCTCTAAGTATCTTTGTAAATACCATAGAGCCTTCTCAATATCCTGCTTGGCGTTGTTTTTTTCTTTGTGCCTCGCAATATACTTGACGACGTTGCCACAATGAAAATTTAAATCCCAAGCCTCGATGACATTAATAGCCTCGTAGAAGTTGTCCTTGCCCCCATAGTAAGGGGGGTGGTCCACCTCCTCATCTGGCCATATACCGAGGCCATCATTTGGATCTTCGTCGTCGAGATAGTGTATGTAATCCTCATAAACTGAGCTGTTGTGATCTGCGAACTCGCTCATCCTCCAGTGCTCCCTAAAGCTCCATCTCCTCTATTAGAGATAGTGACAGCATCTTGATATAGTTCCTTTGCCTTGACTTCCATCGTCCTGAACGATACGACGGGAACCATAATAACTTGAGCAATCTTATCCCCAGGTGAAATTGTCTTTGGAGAATTGCCCACGTTGTGCAAATCAATAAAGACCTCTCCTGCGTATCCACTATCAATAATGTGCGCCCCAACAATCAGGCAGTGCTTTGCCCCCATTGAAGAACGATTACATACCTGAAGCATATGACCGTGTGGTACTTCAAACTTCAATCCTGTCGGAATGACCTTGTTGCAACCAGGGAAGATCTCAACATCCTCCATAAGGTCTGCGTAAATATCTAACCCAGCGTCAGATGGGTTTGCCCGTGTGGGCGACTTAATTCCTTCGTGTTCCTTTGAATATTGTATTAACATAAATCTAACTCCATTTGTTGTTCGTTGTTTATAAAGTGTCTGTTGTGTTTTTCTAAAAAGCTCTCTGTTAACTCCACCCATTTGTCAAGAGGAATCTTAACCATCAGGCGTGAAGTATCTACCTCAAAGTATTCAGGACTGTCAATCTCAAGATAAATGTTCTCTCCATCATCACTCCTTGAATAGACTTGATACTGCATATCACAGTTCATCATCATTTTGCTGCTCATTATTCATAGCCTCCTCTACTTGTTTAATGGCTTTAGTTGTTTTGTCCCAGCAATCCGGGCAATACAGTCTGACAACTTGTTCTTTTTCCCTTACAACCACTTTCCAAGTCATCGCGTGTTCTTTGGATGTCTTATCGTAAGGCTTTTCGCAAGCGGCACACTCGTCGCCCAATTTGTCAAACATACCAAGGATATGTTTCATCTCTTTCTTTTGTTCTTTAGCCTTGTTGCGGGCTATCTTTCTTTCTATGCTTCCCATTATTTACTCCCCCTCAGACTTAAAATTAGTTTGCGCAAATTCGCCCCACTCTTCTATCGCTCTCTTGTCGTATGCTCTTGCAGCACCCTCTTCTGTTTCAAACCCTCCCAGGTTCTCGCGTCGGCCTTTGGGGTTAATTTTTGCGTACCACCTTCCTGGTACATCAGCCCTTTGGTAAACACCTTTGTATTTCGAGGTCAATTTTGTGCCGTTGCGGCGCTTTATTTTCCCAACATTCGCATGGTTCTGGCTTTCAGTGCACACTCTTAAATTCTCTCTTCTATTATCTAATCCATTATTATTTATATGATCTACAAACTCATCTTTATGCAATTCGCGATCTAAAATTCGAGACATAATCAAACGATGCATCTTGGGTTTGGACCCTAACCAGCTATACCCCCCTTTAATCTTCATTGTTTTATTCTGGTGTGTGACACAATATTCTGTCCGCGTAGTACGACTTTTTTGATGCCCAGTTGTGTGCCATAGCGCAATCGAAAGAATTTCTTCATCTTCTTTGCTTATAAGCACCTCTCGCTCTACTCCATCAGAGGGCGCTTTTCTGATTACAATCATGTCGCCAACATCTTCATACAAATTAGCGCTCTTATACTCAGCGACCCCTTCTTTGTTGTACGACGCTTTAGTAATATTCTCCCTGCCACAAAGCGAGCATCCAGAACCATTAATATGTTTTCTGGCAACTTGTGTAAACTCGCCGTGTTTAGGGCATGTTATGACAATTTTCGCGAAGCGGTAATATTTTGGCATTACCCGCTCAGTCACAACGGGACCACGGCAGGTGCCAACCTTTACTTTCATGGGCGGGCGTTGCGGGAATATAACCTTTGAATAATCATATTTATGATCATGTATTTTATGGGCTCTTTCAACAAATTGTTGTTTATTTTTAATATGTCTAAATTTTTTTTTCATAATCACCCCAATAGTTTAAATGTGTGCCTAATTGACCTCGTGCTAAAGCCCCAGTCTTCATTGTGCTGTAGCTTTGCCGCATAAGGTCGGTTTAAGTGGATCTCATCGTGTTCTTTGATCCCCCAGCATCTAATAGTAGTAACAGTTGAGGTATCGTCAATCACTTTTAAAATCCAGTAAGGCTTGTCATTCTTTGTCTTCTTCTTTACAATCTCTCTGGGAATGAACCAGGCGACACCCAAGTCTTTATCCCAGTTGCCAAGGGCTGGTACACGATTGTTCATAATTGATTCTTTGAGTTGCCTCGTCATAACCAAGTCAAACGGGAAGATACCAGTCAGAGTTGATACATTCTCAATCTTCTCTTCGGTTGTAAAGTCCTCCTCGGCACAGTATTCCTTAATGTTCTCTGTGAGTTTCTTCAGGTTCTTGGGTCTGTTGTTGACACAAGCCATCCAGAAGTGCTTACATCCGTTGAACCGGTCATCAACCAGGCTATCCAAGCCTCCTGCCAAACAGAGGGCGTGTAAAGCTCTCTTATTTAGTTTAGAATATACGACCTCATCGTTGAATAATAACTCCTCTGGTGTATTGAATGGGCGGTGCTTGATGATCTGCTCAACAGCTTTGTCGCCTACACCTTTGATAGAACTAAAAGGTTGGATTAGGGTCTTGCCATCTTCACTAATCTCCCACTGTTCAGTTGAAGTATTAATGTCAACGTGCTCAATGTCATAACCATACTTTTGAACAAGACTGATAGCCTGCTCTTTACGGCTCTCGGGCTCTTTATCCAAGAAAGCTGCCATCCAGCACTCGGGATAATAGTTTAGCAACCAAGCACACTGGTAAGAAAGTATGCTGTAAGCAACAGCATGAGACTTATTAAAGCCGTAACCAGAGAAGTATTCAAAGGTCCTCCAGAGTTGTTCGGCGGTGGATGCAGCAATTGACTTAGCAAGACAGCCTTTAATAAATCTTTGTCTGATCTCTTCTTTCTCTTCAGCACCTTTACCTGTCCCCTTCTTTGTTAATAGTTTGCGAAGTTTGTTGCCCTCGTCAAGCGAGATGCCATCACCTAACTCGTGAGCCAGCATAGCAATCTGCTCTTGAAAGATAAGAAAGCCTGCCGTCTCTTCCGTAATCTCCTTGACCTTATCGTTAATATAAGCGATGCTCTCGGGATCCTGCTTAGCCTTGGCATATGACTTATCTACATTGGCACTTAATGGACCAGGACGATAGATAGAAGTAATGGCTGAAATATCAATAATGTTATTCGGCTTTGCTTTCTTACAGAACCGTTGAGCACCTTCGTTCGTAAATTGAAACACTCCAACAAACTTGCCCTTGTGGAAGATATTCTTATATACCTTCTCATCATCCAAGTCAATCTTATCAGGATGCAGGTTCTCGTCATAATACTTCTTAACGTCCGCATACGTGGGGTTCTTGACGCCGTGATGACGCTTTAGAACGTGACCCACCGCACTCTGGATCATAGAAAGCGTAGATAGACCAAGCAAATCAAACTTAATAAACCCAAGCGGTTCAAGGTGTCGGACGTTCTGACCCTCGGACCAAGGCGTCTGGACAACACCACCAGAGTTAATCAAGGGCATATACTTATCCAAATCCTCGCCAATCACAACACCACCTGCGTGTCGGCTGGTGGAGCGAACCTGCCCCACAAGAGCTTCAACGTGAGTTTTGATGTGCGGATACTTGTTAAGAAAATTGCGAAGGGAGTCAGAATACTCCATTACCTCTTCAAAGGTTGGAGCGTACACACCAGCCTTGATGCCGTGCTTGGCTTTAGCCTTCGGTGTAGCTTCACGGACCATCTTGCTGGTCACGTTATTGACTTCCATAAATGGAATCTTGTAATACTTGCCAATGTCCTTAATAACAGAACGCAACTGTAGTGTGTTGTAGTTAGAGATAGGCACAACAGTAGTGTTGCCCCAGTCTTCAGCCAATATCTCCTTGAGACCAAAGGCATCACTAACATCATAATCAATATCAGGATAGTCCTTGGCATCAGAACGCAGGAACCTACTAAATAGCAAACCGTATTTAATTGGATCCACTTGTGTGATGCCAAGGACATAAGCCACCAGCGAACCGGCAGCAGAACCACGGCCAGGGCCGGAGAGCATATTGTCATTTGCCTTGTCGGCAATAGCTTTCATTGTTAGAAAGTATTTACTGAAGCCTCGCTCATTAATAATAATAAGCTCGTGCTTAAGCCTGTCAATATACTCTTGGTTCTCAGCAAGATTGATCTCACGAAGACCAGCAATAGATGCCTTGATAAGAGCCTGCTCAGCAGTTACACCATCAGGCACAACGAAGCCAGGCAGACGAACTGTATCATCAGGCATAAAGTCCTCAATCAGTTCGTGAGCAATCCAGTGAGTGGTAGTTAGACTATCATATACAAGATCATCATCATATTCAAATTTACATTCCTGGGAATAGCTTTTGTAAGACTCCCACATCTGATCGCCGTTCTTAGGATAAAGCTCATAGCCA